CCTCAGAAAGCATATGTACAGCAGCAGCAGCGCTGCTCTGCTTTATCTTAAAGGGATACTCGCTAGATGTGTTTGTGCCAAATACGGATTGTCCTCCTAGTGTATTTACCGAGCTAAACGTAGGACTAGCCCCTGTATGTATATCCTGCGGCAAACTCAGCGTAGGGTTGCCACTTACTCCATCACCATTAGTTACAGTGACTTGGTTTGCTGTGCCTGTGATAGTTCTGTTGGTGTACGTTCCTGCACTTGTTCGGGTCATAAGACCGTTGCCAGTAATATCTCCGTCCATTATTGCACCAGCACTTGTAACATCATCAGAGTTTATAACAACATCACCAGTTCTAGTGTTTACCGAAGTTACACCGCTTTCGTAGTAATCTAGCTTTTTAATCTGTGGTTTATAAGCCATTAGAATACCTCGTATATATAGCTATAAGTTAAATTAACCCTATCTGTCCACGCATCGGCAAATATAGCACCAGCGCTGTTAGTTCTCTCGCCTTTAGAGTACCTATATGAGCCAGTGCTACTTTCTCTCAATATATACCAAGCGCCATTAGGCTTTGCATAGCCATAATATTTAGTAGAGCCAACATCATCTCTCTCGGTAATTTGGTAACCAACTAGTGGGTCTGTTTCGCCACTAGCATCACTTACTGCGTTAAATACAGCATTATAAAAGCTTTTGCCGTCTGATAATCTTACTGGTATAGCTTCTTTAGCACTATATGGTAGTTTTAGCTCTTTTTGCTCTACATTTACATTTAAATCTAACTGTTCTACTGTAGCTATAAAATCTTTGTTTAATCTCTGTAGCTCTTTTTTTAGCTCATCTAAATTAGTTACTGCTACTTTGTCGGTCTTAGCTTCTTGTATATTGCTAATCTTCATAGTATCTAATTGTTTTGGTATTACTATAGAGCTTACTATCTCTTTGATAGCTAAATCTAATTGCTCGTCTATATAGCTTTTTAGAGCTTCGTTTTTTTGCGCATTGTCTGTCTGATAATCTTGTCGTAGTGTTTCAATGCTTTTACTAACATCTTGCTTTATTTGTGCTTGTAATTCTTCAGGGTCTATAGTGTCAGGAAACTGAATTATAGGCGACTTTTTTAGGTTATCTCTAATTTCTTTCTGTATCGCTATTATTTCTTCACTGTATAAATCAATGTCGCTCATACTTCCCCTTTATACTATTTATATTATACATCTTTTATACCACTGGGTTAATGCTACATTTACAGTTCGGGTGTATTGGCGGGTTTTGCACATCTCGGTAATCAACGCTTAAAATACCACCGTCTGCGCCCTCTATCGTGCCACCAGTTGTAGCGTACTTACTACCTATTTCTATTACTTTGCCGTCTAAACCTCTACAGAATTGACAAGCGTTAGGGTTAGCAAACCACTCTTTTTTGCTATAGCCGTTTGCTTTATAACTCATTTCAGCCGTTATATTAGTAGCTCTTGCGCTTTCAGTCTGCGCTATACGTTTTGCTCTATAACCTTTGGCTTCTTCAAAATCAGCAGTAACACGCTTTTTTAATTTAGCTAAACTTTCACCTTTACTATTACCCTCGGTTAAACTAGTTTCTAATTTAGCCCTCGTATCTTGGTTAAAGTTGCCAACTATCTCCCCTATTTCATGTCGCACCATTTCTCTTATTTCTGGTGTCATAATCAAAGGCTCTTTACTAATAAAGTTAGCTACGCCCTCTGCCTGTGCGTCCATTAGTTCATCTACTACAGGTGCAAGCGTACCAGTCAGTGTCTTATTTGCGTCGTCTATATCAAATAGCCACTCGTCAAATGCTTTACTAGTTGCATTGATTTTACCTATAACTATAGCTTGCTGTTTATTTAAAAAGTCTACCATTACATTTAACATCTTTTTTTCATAGTAATCGTTTACCTTGAATAAATCGCTACGGTACTTTTCTTTACTGTCTATTTCTTTAGCTATTAGCTCGGCTTTAGTTAATTTTTTTTTAAGCGTTACTTTTGCGCTCTTGGCAGGTGATACAGGAGCAACTGCTGGCTGGGTATTTTTACTTAAAGTATTACCGTCTGCAATCGGCTCTAAACCTAGTTCTGCCCTAACCTCGTTAGGTGTAAGCACAACACCAGTTAGTTTTTCGTATAATGCTAGCTTATATTCTTTATCTTCTGGTATAACGCTATCGTGTTCTATGATTACTTTACTATTAGCTTCACTTGGTTGTGCCAGCCATATATTAGTATAAATGCTATCTAATCTATTTAACTTAGGCTCTAGCTTTTCTTTGCTATAAATAAAATCTAACGTTTCAACGCTAGCTCTACCTAAACCAGTTTGGTCGCCAATACCTAGCATAGCCTTTGGCATTTCAAACATAGCCAATACATCTTCTTTTGCCATATCACGTGTTACTTTTTGGTCTATATCTTTTAGGGTTGCGCCTACAGCTTTAAAACTAGCTTCGCCCCCTCTAATAAAGGCGGTCTTACCAGCGTTACTCGCACCCTCATAGTTTTCACGCCACTGCGCAACAAACTTTTGAAAAAGGTTTCTGTCCATATTAGGTAGGCTAACGATACCACTAGGGCTAGCGTTGTTCTTCATATAGCTTAAAGTAAAGTCAGCTGTGATACCCTCTATTTCTATATAGGTACTAGCCTTATCGTAGGCACTTAAACCCTCATCAGGGTTAAAGGGGTTAGGTGTTCTATCAAAATATATTTCATCTGGTGTAAAAGGTATTTGCTCACCATTATATTTGTTTAGCGTATAGCCAACAATAATACCGTCCTCTCGGTGTACTTGCATACGGCTGGGGTCTAGTAAATAAAGCTCTTTTATTTTACGGCTATTCTCACCTCGTACTATATACCAAAAAGTTTTGCCGTATATTTCATCTAGCATTGCCCATAGGTGATTAAAGTAAGCCCCTGTTTTTTGGTCTGGGTTTGGCGCATTATGTAATGTATAAAAAGGGTGGGTTTCTAAGTAGCTGTCGCCTCTATATACTTTAGGTTCGTACTTGCTAACACTTTGCCCTATTTTATCTACTACCTTATATGCTAAACCTTTAAAATTATGCTCGGGGCTATTATGTCCGTTAAAATAATTTCTAGTTACACTACCACTAACACTATTACCTAAACTCTTTGTGTTAAACGCTCTAATAGCATTGTTAAATCTATCTGTAAAGCCCATTACGCCCTCTAATTGTTATGGTACTCTAAGGTACTCTATATTTATTGTATCACTACAAGCCTATATCGTCATCACTACTTAATCCCTCGCTACTAAAGCATATTATTACGCTATCTGCTATATCAGGGCTTCTAAAGCCACGCTTTTTATATTCGTTTTTACCCTCAACAGCACGCTTGCCTTTTATATCTTGCTTCCAGCCCCTAGTAGTCAATTCCATTAGCAAATCGCTGTCCATAGGTAATTGTATTTTGTTTATAATCTCACTAAAGTAAAACCACTGTTCGCTAATCCAGTTTGGGTATTTATCTCTGTCCATAGCAGTACCGCCAAAGTTTATACCCCAAACATTATAGCCACGTTTCATTAGCTCATCAGTAACGCCACCTCCTACTCCAGTATCATCTACCTTTACTATTACTTCTTTATTCCAATCAGCAAATTGTTCTATTCTGTCTGTTACTTCGGTAGTTCTTAACTTACTATACTTAGCTATGTCTAATACCTTCAAGCCTTTACGCTTGGTTAGTACTGTGCGGTCATCGCCCATACGTGCTACGTCTACGCCAATAATAATCTGTCCGTCATCTTCTATCTCTCGTTGCATAGCTTCTAATACAGCCCCTCGGTCTAATATAGCGTTATCTGCTTGGCTTACAGGCTCGCCTAACCATTTATGAGCATATAAAGCTGGGTTATTTCTATCTGCTTCAATCTCTAGCTTAATAACATCAGGTAATAGCCCTAAGTTGTCTAACACATCATAGTTTACTTGTTTTACATAAGTCTTAGCTGGTTTGTTTATTACATACTTAACATATACAGGGTCTAACTCGTTAAATCTGTTAAAGGTAAATATTAACTGGCTACCCTCTTTACGAATAGTAGGGGCTAGTATATCTAAACTCGCCTCGGTAATACTTTGGGCTTCTTCCACCCATACAATGTCTATACCCTCTAAAGATTTAATCTCGTTTATATTGTGCTTCAAGCCCCTAAATATAAACTCTGTGCCAGTAGCAGTATTGCGTATAAAATCCCTGCCAACTTCCCAGTCTGGTAATTCCCATAAGTTAATATAATCAGCTAGTAGCTTATGTACGCTATCTTTAATAGTGTTCTGTATTTCTCTAGTACAAAGTATCCTAAGTTTTCTTTTGCCACCTCTAATTAAAAGGGCTTGGGCTGTTGCATGGCTTTTACCACTTGCTCTGCCACCATAATATAAAATATTGCGCCACTTATAACAGCTTGGCTCTAATAGCTCTGAAAACTCACTAAGGTAATCAATTTTTAGTCGGCTCATTACCAATAAGCCTAACATCTATACCAGTTAGTTTATCGCCAGTAGTAGTTATATCTATATTATCGCCCCAAGTATCTTTGCTACGCCTTTTTAATACCTCTAAGGCAATTTTAGGGTCATTTAGGTTTTTACTTACTGTATCGCTTGCTTGCGCTATCAAGTGCATTTTGGCTGTTCGTATTTCTATGTAAACACTTTCAAACTTAACCTTATAATGGTTTAAAGTATCAACGCTTATTTTTGCATAATCACAACTCTGTACTTCGCTCATACCTCTTTGCAATAAAGGCAATATCGGCTTAATATAATTTAATGCTTCTTCTTCTGTTCGTTCTATTCCTCTAGCCATTTTATTAGCCTCCTAAGTAATCTGCACAGATTAGCTCTACTGCTCTTTCGGTACTAATATTGTCTGCTTCTTGCTGTGCTTTAGTAACTGCCTGCATAATTACATTATACGCATTTTCATTTAGTACTAGCTTTAATGTCTTAACTCCGTCAGGCAGTTCCGGCTCTTTTAGTAAATCTTCTAGGTCTTGAGTATTTACATCTAATAAGTCTTGGTAATTTTCTATTTCGTAGGGTGGCTCTATATTAGCTTCTAATAAAGTATGTATTATTTCTGATAGTTCTAAATCAAGCATAGGTACAGCATACTGCGCCCACAAAGTAGTATTCATAGCTTGTAAGTCATCTACTTTGCCTAAATCATAGATAACTATTTCAC